GTATCGAGTACGGCTTCTTCGCCATCTCTACCTTGCTGAGAATCTGGATTTTACCACTATTTGCCCGTTTGAGTGGGATTCTGCACACCTCGGAGCGTAATTGTTCAAGGTTGTCAATATCAGATGACAGGCTTATCAGCTCCTCTGGATTGATGTACTGACCCTTCTCAACCGCCCGGTACGTTGCCTCGAACCTATCCCGCAGCGTCCACCACATCTGAGCTCGCTTGTTGAAGAAGGTCTCCCGGTTGGTCTTAGCCCTCTGGCTACCGCCTAGCGTGTACGGCATCTCCGGGTCATACGGTGACTCAGAGCCCTTGAACATATGGTATTCCATCTTCTTGCCATCGAGCGCCTGATCTACCTGGCGCTTCAGGCTTATCCCCAGACCGTCACAATCCCAGATGAAGTGATCCGCTTGGGCAGCGATCGCTTTATCCAGAGCCCAATCCATGCCCTCATTGGCATCGCCTGTTACTTTCTCACACACATCCAGAATGACGTTCCCATGCCGCAGAGCGTAGCCCTTGCTGTCCCCTCCCTCATCAGAAGGGTCATGAGAAGCCATCAGGAGCCCTTCAGGCTTCCATCCGAGCTTCTTGTGGGCATCCACTGCAGCATCGAACCAATCGGCCTCTATGATGCTGTCCTGCACCGTATCTAGGTGCTTACCTTCCCAGATGTGTTCATACATCGCTCTGGGCAGGTTCTGCCTATCATGCAGCCTCTCCTGCTCCAACGGTGTCTTCACGAACCACGGGTTATCTTCGTAATTCATGCGGATCACCAAGTGCATATCATCCTCATAGATCCCATCGCGCTCCAGTTGCTTCTCGAACGGCTTGATGAATCTTTCGGAGAATGCGTCAGTGCTAGACCTCGGGTTGCCTGACAGCCATATCTGACTGCCCTGCTCCCGGAGCGTAGGGGTTAGAGCCTTGAGGCTCTCGAAGGATATTGTCTGAGCTTCCTCAATCCAGAACAGATTGAAGCCGAACATTGACTTGACCGCCTCCACGTTGCGAGCCAGCCCCCTGAATTTGAAGGCTACCTCACCGTTGAAGAGTATCTGGTTGTTCTGGACCTCGAAGGCATCGAGCCCGTAGGACTCTATCTGGGCAGCCAGGAGGCTGTGTACGGAGTCATCTATGGAGTTCTGAAACTCTCGGAAGGCTCCAACCTTCTGCCCGTTGAGAGCTTTCAGGAGGCTTAGGGAGCCGAGCCCGTAGCTCTTGCCGCTTCCCCGGCCACCGTATACAACGACAAAGCGCTGCTTGGCATCTAGGACCGGCAGCAGCTTTGGTGCGATCTGCAGCTTCATTCGATCTCTACGGTAGACTTCCTGATGGCGATAGCCCTGCGCTGAGACTCAGCCCGCTCCTTTGTGTTATGACCGCCGCCATCAATCGCTTTACCGTTATCGTTCTTGGCTATTGTGCCATCGGGCTCCACTAGCCTGTATCTCTTACCTATGCGCTTGATGCTAATCGGCATCGTCTAAGTCTCCCGGTTGTACTACCTCGATGGTTACATGGTAGTCCTTCTCGATCGGCCTACCCTCTGGTCCTGAGATCTCCTGACGGCTCTTCTCTGTCCATCCCATCCTCTGAGACAGCCAGAGCTTCATGCTCGCATGATCGCCCTCCATAGCCTTGTCATATAGCTTCTCAACCATAATGATCCCGGCTCTGGTCAATCCACGCTTGTAACTATCAGAAACGCGCTTATCCCGCTTCATGATTTCCTTTAACGTATTGACGCTAATGCAGAAATAGTCAGCGAGCTGCTGCTGCGTTAATGATGGAGCAAGCCTCTCAACCTCGGCGATCTCTTCCTCGGTGAAGACTCTCTCTGGCCTAGCCATAAGGTTCTCCGCAGTAATCCGCTCCTGGCGGTATACCAACATAATCATGCCCGGTTGCTTCCCACTCCCATCTCTGGGCGCATAGGCTGTCAACCGCGCAGCCGGGAAGTATTATAGCAAACATCAGCAGTATTCTACGCATATCAGGCACTCCACATATTTAACTGGTTTTCATCAATGTTTTGCTTTTTTACACCATCGGAATACTGCTCCCACGGCACTGACTTAAATATTGCCTTATGGTTGACCCATCTGGTGAATTTCGCCTGATACATATCTTCCTTGTTGTACGGCATAACGAATGGATCGCAACCGTAATCTCTTAGAACCTCTACCCTGTGCAGGTCTTGCTCTGGGGTTGAGTGATATCCAATCAGGACATAGAAAGCCATCTGGTGAGCCTTGAGACCTGCCTCTAAGCAGATATTGATTCCCTTGTGGATCAGCTTCTCATGCCTCGGATCATCCCACGCAAAGTGGACCTGCTTTTTCTTTCCAGACATATTCCTGAACCTGACACTCGCCACAGCTTCAGCCTGATCTGGCTTGATGTTTCGTATATTCAATCCCTGGCTGAAGTTCACCCTCAAGTCCAAGTCTTGAAGCTCTTCAATCCTTTTAGCCCACTCAGGATTTCCAAAGAAATCATTATCTAGCAGCAGAATGAAGTCACTGTCCCTCTGGGTCCATATCTCTGGGATCGTCATCACTCCGTATGGCTTTCCCTCTTTCTCTGGAACAACGCAAAAAGAACACTTTAACCTGCATCCTCTCATGGTGAAGCCGATGTTGTGCGGATAGTTATAGATTGAATAGTCTGGGACCATATCCTCAATTTCTTCAGGCAATTCCTTTTTCATATCGTAACCAGTGCCACCGATCACCATTTTTTCTGGGTTCAGCATTGATCCATCAGAGAAGTTGAATATCTTGCTTGCGTAGATTTTGTCATATTCCGATTGGAATAAAGGAGAGTACATTTCAACGCTATCACCCTGAGACTTATGCCATGCTGATATCTTCATCAGGGCAAGGTTGGGTATTTTGCTGTCAACGTCATAGATGGCAATGCGCATATCAGCTCCTTGACCTGCTGTAGTAGTTCACCCATTGCCTGACAGTAGACTCGGGTATCCCCAGGACAGTGGATATCTCCTTGACGGGCTCTGCGAAGTCATAGTGCTCCATCCTGACAGCCTTCACCAGCCAATCCGGGTACTTCTTCCCCTTGCCATGCTTCTCGCCGTATGGCGGACCCATGCGTATATCACTCATCCTCACTACCCCATTCATTGTACTTCGCAAGGTACTTATTGAAGTACCACTCCATCTTTTTCAAGTCCTCCATTTCGTTCTTATACTTATGCCGGTGAAGGTACTTATGCACGTTTCCGAGCAGGTATCCCCTGAATTCCGAAGTGCTTAACTGCTGCTCAATATAATCAATGCACTCGATACCCTGTATGGCATAGTGATCAGGACTGTTTACTGGATCGTTTTTCATACGAATGCCCTTATGATTTCCGCCGCGACCTGCGGGACAATGGCGTTACCCGCTCCGCGCAATATGCCCACTCGATTGGGTATCCCATTAGCCAAAGGGAAAATCTCGGGTTCAATTGGGATGGCGCGGACTTTTCCGTCTTTGCATTGCACTGCCTGACAGCGCCCCCAAGTGTTGTCCCATTGGTCTTGCTGTACTGACCCGCCATCTGAGCGTTGTCCTGAGTTGTCACTGTCGGCCAAAGGGACGCAGACTCTGCGTAAATCTCCTGACTCCGTACATCCACCTGCTCCCTGAGATTGCAAGGAAATGTCCTGCCCTTGCGGGCTCCCTGAGCCTGCTTCTTCATTGCCTCTTCGCTCTTCGGAGCCATGTGATCCAGAGTGTTCGGTGTCGCCCATAGTCCGGGAACAGCCGTTGCCTGCGTATTCAGCCCGCCGCTCCGCTTCCCGTCCAGTTCCCTCACTCCATTGGTGTCCGATGTCGTTGGCGTGAGCCACGGTATTGGTACTCCGATTAACTGAAAAGCCTCTCTCGGAACCTGATCTATCCTGGTTTTGCCCGCTTCTCTCTTCGTCGTTTGACCTGCGGTGTCCTTGTGATCCCTTGCGTTCGGAGTTGTCCAAGACTTCACGAGCAACGATCCAGAGCCTATCCCTTTTGTGGAGAGCGCCGACACCTGAAGCTGGCAGTACCGCCGCTGCGCAGGCGTAGTTTTCTGCTTCCAAATCTTCTTGCAGGGAATCAAGCCAGCCGTGTCTGATAGCGGAGCTAACTTGCTCTCCAAATATGATTGAAGGTCTGCACTCTCTGACGAGCCTGAACCAGACGGGCCAGAGATGTCGCTCATCGTCTGTCCCTTTCTGCTTCCCTGCGACTGAGAACGGTTGGCAGGGCGGCGATCCTGTCCACATTGGTCTGTCATCTCTCCATCCAGCAAGTCTAGCTGCATATGCCCACCCTCCTATTCCGGCAAAAAAATGGCACTGAGTAAAATCTTTTAGGTCTCCTGGCTCAACATCAACAATGCTTCTGGTATCTACCTCACCATCCGGTATCAAGCCTTCCCTAATAAGCTCTTTGAGCCATTCCGCTGCGAACGGTTCAAACTCATTGTAATAGTTCATAACCCCCTTTTCTCCCTTATCTCGTTCCTGCGCTTAGCTAGTCGATACCTCTTCATCTCACTAGCCCTTATCACTTCGCCGCGGCTCTCTTGCGCCTCATAGATCATCACATAGAGCAGGTCATCCTCTTTTGTGCTCTTGAGCTTCCAATCGGGATCAGGAACAAAATTGTCGCTGAACAGGACACCAGGCTTCAAGCCTAGCTCCCGGACCACATCAAGTCCAGAAGCCCCACAGGCATGGCAGTGCATCAGCACCTTGCCGTCGATCTCTGATAGCTTCAGGGCTGGATGAGTGTCTTCACCGTGTACCGGGCAGCTTGCTCGGTAAGTGGACCCATGCTTTCTAACCCTCTTCAGGAGTGGCAGGATGTCATCTAGCACCGTTCGGTCTCCTTGCAGCCCTGATCTGCGCATACGTTATGAAGTTCATCACATCCTTTGACTTGCAGACCTCTGGGGTTCGATCAAGCCCTACCGGCCATACACCAAACTTCTCTCGGTACTTATGGCTTGCCCAGCCCGGATTGAAGCCCTTCCTGTGGCAATAGTCCATCAGTTCAGATATCCAGCGCTGCTTCATCTGCTTCAGGGTCTCACCATCCGCCAGTACCAGCTTGGACCCGTCATCCTTCAAGACCTTCACATCCCCCGGAAGTACATAACCGCACTCGCATCTCCGCCCCTGGAAGGCCGATGTGCATTCAGGGCAGGTATGAGTAATCGGCTCTTTATCCTTCTTCTTGACCTGATCTAGCTCCCTGAACCGCTTCTCACCGTCATCCAGACCCTCGGGCTCCAGATCCTCTGGGAAGCCGA